AGCTCTTCTATTGGAACGTAGGGCTTGGGTTTCTCTCCTGCTTTTTTGGATGGAGCTTGAGCTTCGATACCGTAAAACTTAAAAACAGATTCACGGGTAACGTCGTTATAAACATCCCTTGCTTGATTGGACACAGAACCGGCGCCGTCGTCACCGACGGTGCATTCACGTGTATGAACATCTTTTTGTTCACAGGTAGCCATTTCTGGCATGTCTGCGACCTCAAAGAGCTCAATCCAATTGCAATAATCCATTTCATTGTGACCTTGTGTGTTGTGTTTTGCGGTTCCGAACTCACCAGAAGCAATGCCTTGAAAAGTAATATAAATTACATTTCCAATGACATGTATCCGGTGAGACATGGGAGAAAGTTCAAGAGTGAGTCGACGTTTTGCATTGTCGGCATCATCATCATGAAAAGCCATAAACTTGTTATCGGTTCGCACCGAATCAGCATAGACTTCAGATGGTAAATTTCCATCCCATTCCGCGACATCGATCATTGTAAAATTTGGATCAATTTCCCTCATCCATTGAATGTATTTTCCAACATCTGGGCCATGCATGTCCATTCCGAGTCCGGAATTGACCTTATGTCCCATTTCAAGTTGAAAAGCAGCAGCGCAACCATAGAGTCGTTTCAAAGTAATCAGCCAAGCAACATTGTGAATGTTGAAAAAGCGGGTTTTGTACAAGCGGGCATGTGTGCGGCGCTCATCCTTGAGACAGTCTGTGAAAAAGTTTTTGAGGACCTTTCCATTCTTCAGTCCGTCCCAGATATCATCAAGTTCACGTTGCAACAACGGTCCAGGTTCATAAAGAGGCGCTCCAGCAGGAGAAACACCAATTTCGTTGAACAAGAATCGTCTTCCAGATTGTCCGGAAGGGCGCAACTTAACATAAGGAAATCCAGGAGATGTATCCATTCGTAAGGGTGGTATGTATTTTCGGCCAGGTATTCCATTGATCGCTTCAGAAACGGTCAAGGTGCGTAAGGGGCCAGTGTACTCACGCGTAAGTTTTTCGTACTTACGGACGACGTGTGCTATGACGGCTTCACGAATTCGGGGGTCACGTTTGTTGTTGCAAACCTTACCGAACTTGTTAATGCCGCGTTGGATTATATCCCCAGG